GGCTCAGTCCTCGATCTGCATCGGCGTCCCGGCCGGGAAGTTGCGCGAGGCGTCGACCTCCGTCGCGACCGCGCCGGGCGGCGCCGTCACCGGCTGGACCCCGAGATGGCTGACATTGCGCGGATAGAGATACTGCTCGGGCCGTGGGTTCTTGATCGGCACCGGGTCCGGCGGCATCAGCCGCGCCTTGAGTTGTGGGTTGGGCTTATCGTTGCACTGCTCGCAGACCAGAAAGCCCCGGTTGACGAGCTGGGTGCCCTGCCATTCGAAGTTATACCGCAGTTTGTAGTGGTTGTACCAAATGCCGCAGTTATCACAGACGGCGAAGGCGCGCGGATGCTCCGGGTTGGTTACCGCTCGGCCGCTCTGTGATGCCCAGCCCATCGTACGATCCTCACGCCGAGTAGTACTCGATCATTGGCGACAGGTAGATCGGCGCGTTCTCCTTGTCGCGGCTGGCGGCGAAGCCGTAGGCCCGCTCCGCCTGGGCGGCGCGCTTGTCCTCCAGCATCGGCGCATAGTGGACAGCAAGGCGGGCGGCCATGCCAGCGCAGGCGGCGTCGAGCCAGCGATAGGGCGCTTCGAAATTGCCCGCGTTGCGCAGGGTCGCGTCCATCTGCTGGCGATAGCGGGTAAAGTGAAGGTTGTAGACCTGATCCGGCACCGGCCACAGGGTGATCGTCGGCGCGATCAGGATGTCGTACCAGTAGACGGTCGGGCGGCCCTGCGAGCGCTTGTTGGGGTAGGCCATATACTCGGTGCGCGAGATCGAGGTCAGCAGGATCTCAGTCTCGTCCGGCGGGTTGCCCTGGCCGAGCGTCACCTCAAGGACGGCGATCGTCGACGGATCGACGGCATAGGTGGCGTAGCCGGGAATTGTCTGGGTCGTCTGCTCGTCGACCGTCCACAGATTCGGGCCCCGGTTCGACCATTCGACTTGCATCAGATTGGCTTCTTGGCTCGCCATCTGCAGCATCGCCGTCTGGACCATCGGCCCCCTGATACCTATACGTGAAAGGGAGTTCAAGACCACCTCCCCCACGGAGGGGGCAAAGTCGAAGGTGTCGGTGAGGGTGAGGCTCATTGGATCGGCCCCAGTTCATTGCTGGTCGAAGTCGCTGAGCCATAACTGTTGGAAGCGGTGACCGTACAAGTCACCAGATTGCCCACGTCAGAAGCGGAAGTCTGATAATAATTGCCGGTCGCCCCGGCGACATCCGTGCCCCCACTTTGCCATTGATAGACGAAGCTGATCGCATCAGCGCTCCATACCCCTTGAGTACACATGCAAATGCTCGGCTGCGCGACATTCCCGGTAACAATTGGCGCTGTAACACTAGTCGGCGGGCCAGACACTGCGGGAGGCCCAGGCGGGGTAACTTGCTGAAACTCGCCGCACCAGTCAGAGTCAACGACTATAGGCCAGACCCAAAGCGGCTGCGCCAATCCTGGTATTCCCGTCACTACGGAAGGCGGATGGGCATGACAGGTGCTGTCAGGCCAGATGAATTTACAGACGCTGCACTGTGCAGTGGTGTCGATCCCGTTGGTCATGCTACGCCTCGACAACGTTATATTGCGAGACCACCATGCGCACACTGCCGGTGCCGCTGTTCAGCGTGATCCGCATCCAGATCGGCGCGGTGGCGATCGAGCACGAGGCCCCGACAGTGCCATTCACCCAGCCCGTCGTCGGCAAGAGCGAGGTATCCCAGAACATCGAGGCCAGCGGAATCGGGCTGACGAGCGAATCCGGCCCCTCGTCGAATGAGTGCTGGACGGTAAAACTGACTGTGCCGGTCACCGCGACCTGGACCCCGAGCGGGGCATCGGCCCATTCGTCGAGGCGGATCATCTGGCTCGTCACAGGGACGGCCGCGTTTGGGCCCAGAGTGACAGTGATCGGACGCATCGCCTGACCTCATAAAATGGATCGCCGCCGCCTTACGGAAGGGCGGCGGCGTCTTGTGGCCTTCAGCGAAAAGACCCCCCGAGCCATAGGCGAGGGATGTGCGAAAGGTTTAGGGGGTCTTTTCCGATTCGGCCATAAGCTTTCTTCCGGGCGGCTTCCTCGGCGTCTGGGTCGACGCCACCGGATTGAGATCAGCCCCGACGCCGCCGCCGACCTTGCGGCCAGCGCGCCCAAGGCTCGGCTTGGCGGCAGCGCCCGCAATCGCGCCGCCGGTCGCCTTGTCCTCGCGCCCTTCCTCGGGGTCGCCCTCGTGTTCCTTGAACGCCTCGGGAAGCCTGCCGCCGCGCTTGCGGAACAGCGGCCCGGCGCCGCGCTTCAGCGTCGCGTCCGGGGTGTTCGGTGAGCGTTTCCCGTGAAACGCCGCGAGCGCCTTGGAGCCCTTGGCGTTGAACTGGACGACGCCGCCCTTGGCCCTGCATTCGCGATCTTGTTCGCCTCGCATCGAAACCTCCTAAACCGTCGGCACGCCGAGCAACGGCCCTGGGTTGATCGCTGTCGCGAGCGCCACTTGCAATGGGTTGAGCCTCTGATCGATGCTCAGCACCAGCGTCCCGTTGAACGCCGCCATCGGCGTTCCGGGTGTCGATCCTGCTGGCCCTGCGACGCCAACCTGAATGCCGCCACGCGGATCGCCGGTTAGATTCGACGGCGGATTGGTCAGGTCAGGCGGGATGACGATGAAGTTGGTGCCCGCGACTGCCGCAGTCCCGCCGAGCGTAACCGCGACGATGCTGTTGGCGTCCATGACCGATATCGGCAAGCCGATGATATCGCCGGTCACGACAGTGTAGTTGTGACCGGGGTCGCTGGTTCGCGGCGTCACCGAGATGATCATGTCGTAGGTTTTCTTGCTCCACGCCGTGGTCGCGCCGACAGGCCCGGTGATGACCTCGGTCTGAATCGAGCCGAAGGCGCCGACGCCGACGACATCGAAGATGGTGGCGACGCCGCTCGCTGAGCCGCTGATGCCGATGCCGCGCGTGTTGCCCGCCTCGGGGATAAGGATGCGCGCTGTACCGGCCGCCGCCAGCGAAGAAATCGAACTCGGCGCACCGACTGCGCCATAGGCGTTGTAATTGAACCGGTTGGAGAGGGCTATCTGCCCGGTTACGGCCGCCACAGGCGGCGGGCTAACCGTCAGCGTGCCGACGCCGATCGCCGTGATCTGCGACATCAGCGCCGTGCCGCTCGCCCCGCCGTTCAGCAGGCAGATCCATTGCCCGACCCTATATCGCCATGTGTTGGCGGCAACGCTTGGAGCTGCGAAGGTCAGGACGCCCGTCGTCGCGAAAGTCGCGGTGTCAATGCCGGTGTCTATCGCAACGCCCGTCGTCGCGACCCCGCCTACGGTCACCGGAACACCGGGGGCACGCCCGGCAGCGTAGGTCGCGAGGTTCACCAGCGGCGTACCCGCAACCGCAGGCCCGGCGACAGTCAAGGCGCCAGCGCTGGCCGCCAGGATGGCGTTGACCGTTCTGATAGGGAAAGCTGCGAATACCGATGCGATTGCGCCTGGGCCGACCCTGTCCTTGCTGCCTGGACCGCCGGTCGCCGGGATCGCCATACCACCCCAGAAGATCGAGGGGCCGATCTCGTCGGAATATTCCAGCGGCGGGTTCCCCACCCCACTGGCGACGCTTAACGCCGACGGCGCGCCGCCCTGCACCGAAGCGACGGTGCCGAGGGACAGAAGCGGGCCAACAAACCCTGCCTTGGCCATAACTAACCCTCGTTATGCGGTCGGGAACGAACCCCAGAGAGCCCGCCAGTCGAAATACCCAAAAGAGTACCGTTCATATCCCTTAACTAACAGATTATCTGTGGTGAAATCGACTTGCATGCTCATTTCGAAGGCGATGCGCTGCAAGTAGAGCAGGCCTTCCTGGTCGGTCAGGATAAACCAATAGGTCGGCGACGAGAGATAGTCGTGGACGATATACCCGTCCGGTATGCCGCCGCTGGTCTCCAAGATGGCGTTGACGTCATTGTCCGACGTCCCCGGCCGCAACACTGTCTTGAGAAGGCGGATCGCGATTGGCTCTAGGGCGATAGGCACGATCAATCGCTTCGCCCTTGCCTGCATGCGCAAGCCCGCGTTGTCGCGGAATAGCCCTCGGATTGAGGCTTGCCCATTGAGGAGCGAGGCCTCGTTCAGGTCCATGTCGACGGTGAACCGGTTCGGCACCACCGCGCCGTCGATGGGATGGTTCAGCGAGCACAGCGGCTGCTGATCGCCGAGCACCGAGACATCGTAGACGATGGCGTTGTTGAGCAGCGCCGCGCCATAAATCTCCTTGGTCTGGTTAAAGCTCTTGTGGAGACCAAGATTAGATGGGCGCCATTGCCTCTTATATAAATTATCGTCCACCATTCTTCTGGTGAACGCATATCCAAGTCCAATTTCCTTATGGTATTGATTGTAGATATACCTTTCACCTGCCTGGTTATCAAATACAGTTGGCGCACCTTCGTTCTTTAATGCCGCCAATCCAAGAAAGCGCATCGACGCTGTACGCTCTACAGCCATGTACGACTTGTCGACCTGATAGATCTTGGGATAGATCCGGTCGAGATCCTTGTACTCGCCCGCGACCTTACGAAGGCCTGGAAACAATAGGTCGTACGCTTGCGCGACGGAGACAGCCATCTCAATTCTCCAATACTACGACGGCAACCTCCGTCGTTGCGCTTAGATGCCGGTTAGGGTCTTGAAGTCTTGGTTGTTGAAGGTGACGTACGCCCAGCAATAGGGGGTGGTGATATCGGTCCCGTTCGCCCCCGGCGGATCGCGGACGAAGTCGAGAATGCGGAACGGCAAGGTGGCGGTGACCGCTGGCGCCGTCTGGGTGAGATCCAGCGCGCAGTTGCTGAAGCCGCTCATCTGATTGGCCGCAGGGAGGGCGCCAGCAGCGCCAGGGGTCGTGCCAGTCAGCCCGAAGGTGAAGGTGGCGTTCATGCCGATGAGGTTGTTCATCGGCGAAGCGAGGGAGGCGATCCCCCCGTTCATCTGCACCCGAAAGACGGTCAGCGGGTCGTCGATCACTTTGGCCAGGACATCGAAGCCGACAAGCGGCGACGGGGCCACCGCAACCACGACGTCAGTGGTGTTGCCCGGCCACCACGGGCTCCAGACGACCCGCTTGGCGGATTTCGACATGTATTCGCATCCGGCAAAGATACCGCTGACTTGGCCAGCCGGAGCCGCCTGGGCGATGTAGCCGGTCGCCAACTGGATGATGGGGTCCGAAATAGATCGGGTTGGCGTTGGTCGCCGCGACATAGCGGCGTGCGCCGCCGAGCTGGTAGTCTGGCGCAGCGCCGAGACGGTGGGATTCCGCGAA